GCGGAGTTCACCGATTTCTACAACACCGATAGCACCGGCTTGGTTGTTAACAGGGGCTTCCCAGGTCTCCGCATAACGGATGAACTGTTTGCCATAGATTGGAGCGGCATTAGTTGCCATAGTATTAGCCTTTAGTAAATGGACTTCAAAAGTGTTTTGTTTGCTCTAGGACTTGTTTTCTACCTAGATAAGTGTACTTGATTTTACCCTATTGGTACTCAATTTCACAGCGGCAACGAGCATAGCACCGACAACCTTTCCCAGGCATTGGTAGAGAACCCATAGGTTGCCATCCCATTTCCCCGAACTTTTTGCAGTCGATGCACACACGTTTGTCTCGGTGTGCTAAACGTCTCATCTCTTTGTAACCTAAGTCTTCCATCTTCATATACTCACCGAGCCCGAAGAAAGAAAAAGTAGGATTAGCAATGTATTGAACTACACGGTTAAAGAGAGACGGCCATGACCTACCTTGGGCTTTTCTCTGAACTGCTTCAAGGGTACCATCTTCAGCTGGATTGATCCCTTCAATAACATCAGTATCAAGATCTATTGCTCCTGGAACTACACCCCGAAGGTTATAATCTCTGAAATCAAGTGTTTGATCTCCGAGTCGAAGTGTTCCGTTGTCAATATATTCCTTGGTCTCTGCCAAAAACTTTGTGAGTGGCGGTAACATATCACCAACGATGATAGGCCACGCCTTTTCTATTTTTTTGTCGGTTTTATCTTCACCGACCCCTAGGATTACAGCAGCAAGTGCAGAGGTGAGAGTTTTGTCGATAAGAGTTCTTTCGTACTCCTCCCACCTCATAAGCTTGTCTCGAAACCCGGCCACGAGTAGTTTTGCTTGGTTCACCATCTGATCTTCCAGAGTGGCTAGATTTTTGTATTTTTTGGCCAGGTCTTTTGCTTGACTAATGTAATCAGACCTTCGTTTAGTTACTAGGCTGACTAGACTTAGAAGGTCCATTTTATACTCAGGCGAACATTGTTTTCTTCAATGCTTCAACGTAGTCGATTTTGCCTTCGGATTCTTCAACGATCTTCAATGCACGTGCATGTGGATCTAGATCTTCCTCGGCATACTGGAAAGTACCACCAGAAGTAACTTCACCAAAGGAAACCATTGGAGGAAGTTTACTCAGTAGACTCAACAGTTTTGAAGCAGCTGTCTCACCTTCCGCAAACTCCATGGTTCCAAACTCAAGACCTTCGCAATAATGCTGAAGCTCACCCTGAGGCATTACACCATCAGTTAGGCGACCTTCGTCATAAAGAGCTTCCACAAAGGAGGCAATCTTGTTGCGACGGGAAGTGATTTTTTCTTCCATGTACATTTTTTGAAGCTCAGCATGCTCTTCTTTGAGACGCTTGAGTTCTTCAAACATTTGTGTGGGGTAACCGATTGCGCGAGCAGAATTACCAGAACTCATTGTTCCGTAATCCATCTCATTGTAATCGGCTTCGTCCTCATCGCCCATGTCTTCTTCATAGGTAGAACCAAACCCTGTCTTTGTGTAAGGGTCCTTCTTCTTCCCACCACCACATTCACCATGCTCTTCCGAATAAGTCTTACCGGAAATTTTATCAGTAGTTTCGTCAGGGGTGTCAGTGTCGTCCATTGCGCCAGGGGTTAGCTGACGAGCTTTTGACTTCTTGCCGTCACCAATATTTACGCGAAGGGATTCAAGAGATTCACCAAAAGCGCCATCGGGACCAACAGTTTCGTCAGCTACGTCAGTTTCGTCCATTGCACCAGGTGTGAGCTGCTTGCTTGTAGACTTCTTCTCACCACGGTAGGACTCAGCATAGGCACCATCAGGACCGACGATTTGTCCAGGGGTGTCAGTGTCATCCATAGCACCTGGAATCAGTTGCTTGTTTTTGGACTTTTTACCATCGCCAATCTCCACACGGAGAGACTCAAGGCTACCGCCACCGCCTTCGCCTTGATCATACTCAGCATGCTCAACCATCTTGCTGCCCTTCATTGACTTCTTAGCAGTTGTTACACCATCTTCAGTAGTCATTTCATCGGCTTGAGGACCTTCTGAATAAAGCACATTGTGCACACTCACAGACTTAGCACGAGCATCAGAAGACTTTGTGCGGAGAACACGCATTGAACCATCGGACATAACGTTCACTGTGCTAACAGCAAACACTTCGTCATCCGGCATTTCTTCGGATTCAGTGGGCATCTTTGTCTCTGACTCATCGCGACCGTAGGGATCCGTACCTTTAGAGGTCTTGGGTCTGTTAGGTTCTGGATAGTCATTTACGCCAGCGTCATACTGATCGCTGTTCATAGCTTGGTCATAACCATCAGCTTGACCAGCCCAACGACTTTCACCTTCTGCATCAGCTTCAGATGCTTTCGCAGTATTGAACCTGTCGTCTTCCTGTTCGTCGGACTCAGCAGTGTTCAGGCGGTCGCGATCTTGCTCACTTGACTTTGCAAGCTTCATACGACCTGTGTTGCCATCAGCACCTTGCTTTCCAACCTTCATGCGGTCAACATAACCGTTATCGGTAGAGCGAGCTGTTTCATAACGACCTTCGTCATCATCTTCAGCTTTACCAATCTCCGCAAAGTTGGAAGATTTCTGTTTACGTGGAGCAGGACCACCATCACCACCGTGGCGCTTCATAACGCCCGAGTCAGTCATATCACTTTCAGCGTGATCGTCTTTAAGCATTTTGAAGTCTTCACCGTCGATCTTGCCATTCTTATTCTTGTCCATTTTGCGCTGACCAGGGGTCAACTCTTTGTGGTCATCAGAAAGTTTTTGGGCCTTCATTTTTTCCACATTTTTCTTGAAGGCTTCTGGCATTTCACCATGGTTAGAAGACAACTTCTTGTCTTCCATCTTACCTATTTCTTTAGTCTCCTGGGCTTCGCCCATTTTACCTTCTGATCTTTGGCGTTTAGCTTCAGCGGCACGGTCAGCAGCAGCTTTCCGTTCAGCGGTAGATTCTTTGTGAGCTTCGTCGTAGACGTTTTCTACAACCTGCATAACTTGGCCGTGGGCACCTTTGGCGTGCTTCCGGCTGATTTGTCCTTGTTCCATAAATTCCTCTTCCGGAAATTGAGTTTCGAGATCAGCCGTTTGCTGAGCGATTTCAGTGCCTTCACGACCTGAGAGTTTTCTTGTTTCAGCAAATTGGCTTGCGTCTGGGTTAGCCATTTGTGCTGCTTCGGGTTGGGTGGTTACCGAAGATGTAGCAACTTCATCGAGTTGGTTTGTTTGTTGCTCTTGACTGCCTTGTTGTAAGTCTTTAACAGCACTCGACATGTCCTCTCGGACGGCAGAGAGCTTTTCCTGTAACATTTGGAGTGGACTTTTGTCAACCATTAAAGTTGGACCAAGTTCCTCGTCAAAAATGTCGGCAGGTGAAAGAGTAATGGCAAAGTCATAAATGCCTTCGGCTTCTGAAAAAGTGAAAGGCTCCAGTCCTTTAACAGCAGGGGGTGAGGCCCCCAGCAAAGCTAAATGACGGGCACTCCACTTACCCTTGTGAGGGTTGATTGCGGAGTCAGGGGAATAGAACGAAATAGATACCTTTCGGTAATGTCCGTTCTTAACCAGGTCTTTCGCCGCATCAGAAAATTCCACATCGGCGTATAAGTTTTCCCCTTCACGGTTGAAACCTTTAATCCACCCGAAGGCGGGTAGACTATCGTTATCTCCTGCGTGTCCAACGACAAGGGGAGCCTCGTGAACCGAGGGATCGTAGGTTTTCACTACTTGGTCAAGTTCTTTCGGGGAGAAGTGACGATGCACTCCTTGCGCCGAAGTCTGGTCCCCAGAGCGAAAAACGTGTACACGTTTTGTAAACATTACTGTGTTTGGTTAGTGACCCATAGTTTGGTTTTACCCTACTTATCCATTTCTACAGCTTCGTCTTCTGTGATCTTATCGTTACCAAAAGGTTTAACCGGTTCCTCTTCTGTATCACCCCCATCTAAACCAAGCAGTGACAAGAGTTCATCATCACTGATTTCACCATCGGACGAAGTATCTGCTTGAGACTCTTCAGGAGTTTCTCCAGGTTCTTCATCACTTTCAGCAACTGCTTCTAGTTGATCACTAGCAGAAGGTGCTGAGATTGCGTCTGCTTGGGACTCTTCAGGTGTGGCACCTGCAGGTGAGTCCATTTCGTTGGCAGCTTTCTGGATTTCTCCTTCGGCAGCAGCGGCTCCGGCAGCAGGTTGGCCTGGAGTCTCTGCCCCAGAACCGAAAATACTTCCAAATAAATCTTGGTCTTTCTGAGGATCATAAGCCACAGCTTCTTCTTCACCAGGTGCTGTTCCAGCTGCATCTTTTTCTTCAAGTTCAACTCTAAAGTGTCGCTCAATCCATTCTTTACGTGGGGTGTAACCAGACTGGATAAGTAAAGCCAGGTCAGGTACAGAGATAGTGGACTCCTCAATCCGGAACTCCCGTGTAAGCACAGGAGCTGCAACATCCGTACCAAAGTTAAGGTCAACTATCCACCGAATCAAAGTTTGATTAAGTGTTTGTGAAAGCGATTCAGAGAGTTCTGAGGCTCGCACAACTCTAACCTTGTTGCCAACTTCAGATGAGGCACGAGATCCCGCCTCGCTTGAGCCAACTTCGTTCTCACCACAAATCATTAGGGATATTTGTTTGTCAACATACTCAATAAGATTTTGAAAAACTTCGGGAGATCCTGAAGGGACCACAAACTCAAGTTCGTAACCTTCAGGTAAGATCATCGCCGTCTCTTGAGAAAGATTAGACAAATGACCGTAAAGAGTATCTAACTCTCTCGTACTGGCAGATAGTGGCGCTTTGGCAACTGCTGTTGGTGTCGCATAACGATCACCATAAAGTACATAAGACTCAATGGCACGTCGTCGAAACTTCACAAGAGGGTAAAGTATACGTCCCAAAGAAGCACCGTATGGGTCACCATTGTGAGAAACATAATATCTGCTTACAACAAACTTTCTCGGGGGTAACTCTACACCTTCAAACATTCTGTTAAAGGTTAAGCAACGCATTGTAAAACCTTGTTCAGCATCTTGCTCTTCCTGAAACACGAATCGACGCTGATCTCGAAAACGTAAATCAAATGGTACGACCCCCCTTTTAGACTTTTTCCACATTATCTCTCCAACTGAGAATCCTGTGATTAAAGATTCTGCCATACCTGTGTAGATATCGTCAAGGTTTATCTCCTCAAGAACTCCTGCAACAAAATCCCTAACTGCTAAATCACCTGGTTTATCTGAATACTGTTGGACATACCAGGGTCTTGATACAACTTCTTGCAATAATTTTTTAAAACTAGACTGTACTTGCTCATCATAAAGTAATCTTTGATATACAATAAGAGCACGGTTCCCGCCCTTTTGTATGAGCAAATCGTCATTGGGCCGTACAATCGTATTACCCTGACCCGTAAACGGAGAACTCGAGCCAAACATGTAAATGCTTGACAGATTATATGGGTCACTCGTGTAACGGGCTACTTCACCCTGAGGGACCGGTGCTACTTTAAATCTTTGAGCCATCCGGATTCTCTTTTAGTATCCTAGTAAGTTGATTTTACCCGGTTAATTTGCCAGGCTGAAGTTTAATGGAGGTTGTGGAACCCCATTGGTTGCATACTGAATGAAAATATTATAAACACCATTCTCACCACTGGTCAACCAATCACCAGTTACACTCAAGTCTGACAGTCCTTGAACATTTTGAAGTATGGAATACTGAATCGCAGAGTTTATCTGAGCAGGGTTTAATATTTCCAACACATAATCCCCAATACCGTAACTCGCAGCCATCACTCTTTCAAAGTACCGTGTTTCCACTATACTTCGTATCTGTTGAGTTACCAAAGTGTAGTCGGTACTGATTGCCAGATTGCCATTTTCAACAGTGAGAGGATAACTAATACCTCGAACTGCTGCAGATAAAATTACAGGACTACTCATCTTATAAACCTGCGTGAGATTTGTACTTCCAGAGAATTAACTCTTTTGCGAACTTCATCTTTTGACAGACGACTTTCGATAACTTTTGGAATCTCTTTACGAAGTATTTCGAGGTTTAGAGATTGATAGTAGTTAGGGTCGATTAGACCACCTTCGTTGTCTCGACCGGAAAGTCGGAAGAAGCAAAGATCTTCGAGTGAAATTCCTTGCTCCTTCGCTTGACTTTCGAGTTGAAAAAGAAGGGAGTCGGGCAAATGTAGATTCAAAGCCCGGTATGTACTCCCTGTGTCCATTAGATCGAGAGTGAGTTATCTGTTCCCAAACCTTGTGCGTCCAGTTCGTTCTGCATGTTACCGATGGCAACACGAATCAGGTCGATTTGGATACGCTCCAGTGTTGGTACAGGAACCACAAACACCTTGGCATTCACGATACCGTTTTCCAGATCCTCATTTGAGTTAATCCGGCGGTCACAAATAACCTGGAAGGCATCGGAGGGTTTAGCGCCAAACAAAGCACCCTTCACATAGAGTTGGTTCAGAACACTGTTGCCAACCGAGATGATCTGGTTGAATACGATACCGAAACCATCAATTACATTGAAGATTTGAGTGTCGAAAGCTGTTCTAAGTGAACCATAAACTACGTTCAGGATAACACGAGTGTTAACAAACTGGTACAACCTTTGTTGAGCATCGTTTGCATTCACACGAGTACGACCACCCCAGATAAATACAGCGGTGGAAGGATAACCTGGCAGTGTACGAACCACGTTACAACCTTTAGGGTTGAGGAGGTTCTGCTGAGCAGAGTTAACTGGGATTTGTGTGGAGATTGCATCAGCAAGCTGATACTTAACACCTGCAGGTGGGAACTGGTAACCTTCGGCGCGGTAGCGACGAACAGCAACACCAGTCACATAAGGAGTAGGTGGAATATACTTTCCAGCACCGTTCTCGATGTATGGACCGTAGTAAGCAATGAAACCGAAGGGATTGAAGTAACGCTGTGAGTCTTCAAGAAGACGGTTAACGTTGTCAACACCAGCATCAATAAAGACTGCCTCAGGATCACCACCATTATCAACACCACGCAGAGCGCGATCGAAGATTTCAGTAGAGGTGATAGCGTCGAAGCGCCAGATGGTCTTCGAAGGATCAATCTCAGGAGAGAAGGTCATTTCGACTTGTGACCCGAAAAGAACTAGCTCAACTGTAGTGATATCACCATTATCGGTGACAGGAGGAACAACTTCCCAAACATAGTTAGCACCGTCGTAAATAGCAACAAAGAAGTCGCCAATAGCAACAGGTGTTGTTCCATCAGGAGCAAAACCACCAGCAGTAACTTCGAACTCAGTTCCTGTAATGGATCCACTAAGCAGAGCAGCCTGCAGGGAGTTAGAAGAGCTACCTGAAGAGATACCAGCGGCGATACCGTAGGTAACTGGAACACCTGCTGTCGTACCGGAAGCTGCTGTAGCAACGATAGCGGCAACGTTGATGTCAAAAGTACCACCACCACCACCAAGGATGGCGTCAGGAGCTTTCAGAGTGTCAGTAACCGTATAACCCCAACCACCAGAGGTGATTGTTACTGCGGTGACAGTGTTACCAGCAACGGTGATTGTTGCAATGGCATTACGGCCTGTACCACCCGTAAGGTAGACACCGGTATAAGTACCGTTAGCATAACCAGCACCACCAGTAATGTCTACACCAGCAACAGCGCCGAGAACCAAAGGTCCAAGGGTACCTGTGCCAGAAGCAAGATAGAAACCAGCGCTGATGGGGGCGATGGAAGGAACCAAGAAGGCTTCAGCTTGGAATTCCTGGTCAACAGTAGGAACGCAGTAAGCATTAGCTACGTCAGCAACAGGAGTTGTTGTGGGGTTAGGTAGGACTAACTTAGGCAACCATCCGGCGGTTGTAAAATCTTCACCATAAGGTGAGATCAAGGAAGCACCAAGTACACGAGCACTGGTGTTGACATAGATGTTCTGATCAGGAGCACCAGCTGCAAAAGCAGGAAGCGCAGCAGAACTCGCAGCTTGGTTGAAGATTGTGCTTGAGTCGAAAGCATACTTCCGAGCACGAATCACAGGAAACTGAGTTACGTCTTGCAGAGTTGTATCTGTGTTGCTACCAACTAATACGTCTGTGTATATGATAGTTGGAAGAGGTGCATATGTTCCGTTTACGTAACGAACATAACCTTTGGAGGTGTAGTTTGTTAAAGAGTTTGACAGTACGAAATTGTTACTGTCAATAACAGTCACCCAGTAAGGTTGGCTGCTGAAAGTTGTTGTCTTCTTGATAACAGCACTGCCGTTAACAGTGATCGGCTGTGTGAAATACAACCGTTGTCCACTTGTCAAGTTGTGCTTGAGAACATTGAAGTTAAGAGCACCGGAGTACTGGTTGTTTACCTGACCAGAAACAGTTGCTACTTGTACAGTGAAGCCACCACCAGTACCACCAAGAGCTGTGCTAGCAGCACTCAGTACGTCTCCAACAAAGTATCCTGAACCAGCATTAACCAAGTTAGCACTGATTACTTGACCGGTAGCATCAACAACAATGTCAGCAGTTGCAAGTGTACCATTGCCACCGTTCAAAGCCACTGCAAGATAGGTACCAGCAGTGTAGCCAGACCCACCAACAAGGTTGGAGAAAGTTGCAATAGGACCGGCAAGACCGGAGGGGGAAATACCACCAGCAGAAAGTGAAGGGTTGTAGATTGTGCGGCTTACAAAACCAAGACGGTAGGTTTCTGTAGGATCCTGCAGAGTTGCGGGAAGGTGAAGAGTGTTAACACCAACCGAGTTACTGGTGATGTTTTCAATCAAGTTTGAAGTTTGACCGTTGATGGTTACGGGGAGATTCCAGTAAGGATCACCGTAAGTAAGAGTAAAGGAATAACCAGGTGTTGCTGTAGAAATAGCACCTGTGGGAGTTGTTGTAGCTGCAACAAGAGCAGCAGTACCGCCAGCTAGATTTACTTGGTTATAAATACTTTGAGCTGCACTTGCAGTAGAAGCTAAGTAAAGGAAGTTTAAGGAGTAGCTAGAGGTTGCAATCGTGTTAGGTGTGAAAGCAGGAGTGATTACATAAACCTCGGTACCATTGTAAGGGTACAGGGGATTAAGGGGATCATCTGCTCCAGATAACACAACTTTCTGGATAGGTAAAGTTACAGGCCAGTAGTTGGAACTTGAGATTTGGAAAACACCATATGCGGAGCTTGCGATCGTGCTAGCTTCGTAGGAGCCAAGATCAAGCAAACCTTGCTGAACACCAGAGCCAACAACAGAGGCAGACTCTGTTACAGCTTCCTGGGGGCTGCTTCCTGAGATGATTGTTTGATAGGGCAGACGGTCGTAGTTACGGTCGGGACCTACCCACTCATAAATTGCGTTATCGACCAAGTACTTTAGACCTTGTACAAGATCCGAAGCAGCTTGGTGAGGGGTGTATTCTTGATACTTATTAACATCGGTGATCAGGAAAGGACCTGGATCAGCCAAAGCCATCCACTTGTAGTTGTTATTCTCAGCAAGACCAGCGGCAGCGGCACCAACTGTGGCACGACCGAGCGCATCAAACTGAGCATAAGCTGTAGGAGTGATTAGGTAGCCTTGATCTTGCTGACCATCAAACGCAGTGGCAATACACTGTGTGTAGTCCTGGGGAACGCGATCAATGTCAGTAGAACCGCCAGTGATATTATTAATATCATAAGAGTTCTGCATGAACACGAAGCTAGAACCCACGGGGAACACTTCAGTTACAACAGAAACATTGCCATCGTAAGTTGTGGCTGCGATTGTTACGTAACCGGTTTGTGTGTTAAGCGTAGGGTTGAGATCATTGGTTAAACCAAAGTCCCGAACATAAATAGCTGAACTTACAGAAGGGTTGCTGTCAATAGCACCTGCAATTGCAGTTGCCATGGCTGCAGAGATTTTGCGATTATTTACTTCATCACCGGCAACATAGTTGACAGGGATTTGTACGGGAACGCCAAGATACTCACCGTTTGCGGTGTAGCCGGGGTACTGCGTATTGAAGTCATCGGTCAAACCACTTGTAAGTTTGAGACCGTTGAGAATCATCTGAACGTAAACAACATTACCTGCCATTAAAGCAGAAGGTAACGCAGTAGCGTTTACTTTACTTCCGGAGGGGAATAGTTCAATCTCTACGATCTGGTTAGGAGTACCAACGCGAACAACACGAAGGTCACCAACTTGAGCGTTATTGAAAAATTCTTCAACGCAAGAATAGCTTAAAGAAGGAATCCGACTTGTAGGGATTACGCCTTGGTTTAGAGCGCGGTAGTCGGCTAAGGATGTAACAGGGATGGGGGTGTTAAACGGAAAAACCGTTGTAGAAACACCTTCTTCTGTCTCTACCAGCATGTAAACTGTGCTGAAGCTGGTAATACCGGCGGCTGCTACTAAACCAGCTCGCTCATTAATATATACTCCGGGAGCTCCTGGGGTTACACCCGAGGTTCCCAATGAAAAAGTTGCCATTTTTAATTAAGTGTGTTCTCTCCATTTTCAACACAACTACCGGCGAGAGAGGATCTCCGTATAGGTCTCCGAAGAGGTTGTGCCTACTTTGTGGTTTTACCCTCCTTCAAATTGTTACAGCTGCACTGTCGAGGGAGAATCCATTTATTCTATCACGGTCTAACACAGCAGGAAGACTATACTGAACAAGAGCTTCAACATACCCCAACTCGGTTGAGAAGGGAAACACATTCGCAATGTCTGGTTCAGGTAAGCCAAAAACAAAACCACCCTGTGTCAAACCATTTGTGATGTTACTATTTGGGCTGATTCTTAATTGAGCTCCCAGAGGAGGTAGTTCATTGACTCTCCACTGGGGATTTTGCTCAAGGACTTCCCGATAAGCTAACGAGTCAGTAAAGAACAGGAAGCCAAGTTTTCTCCACGTAAACTGTTGCTGAAAGGGAACTGAGACAGTCATGGGCGGTTAGCTTTTGCGCGAGCGAGAAGACGAGCACCGATTTCACGACCTCGTGTGAGTTGGAAACCTTGCTCTGTTGCAATCGACTCCATTTTAGCTTTTGTTGCCGCTTGAGAGATTGTAGGGTTGAAGAGATCGGAAGCCTCCTCTTTGGTGTGATTCAACTTATCTCGAATCTGGTCTTGAATGCTCAAAGGTGACTGAGCTTCTTTCAGTGTGTTTACAGTTGTGTCTTCATTTTTAAGCTCTTCAACCTTTGGTTCAAGGGCTGCTGTAACAACTGGAGCAGTCTCTTCTACCACCACTTCTGGGGTGTCAGTGACTTCCACTTTGGGGGCAGCGGTGGCTGTACTTGTGCGTTTGCGGGTTGTCATTTAACGAGATCGTGAGAGGATATTTTTCCAAGCAATCGGTACGATGTGCTTGAGGGAGATGTCTGGCACACCCATCCAGGGACGAGCTTGCATTTTGCTTGTACCGAATTGATGGTACTTGCCGTATGAAGTTGATTGTACGAGAAAAGTGTCGCCCCGAGTTTTGATGAAAGCAACATCCAACATTAACCCAGTTCGACGAAGTATCGGCTGTCCGGGGTAATGAAGTTGTTTCCACGCCCCATAAGCAGGAGTGAGTCGAGCCCACGGTGTTTTGTAGGTTGGGTCTTTTTCTTGCCTTTGAAAGGGCAAGTTATCATCAAGTAAAACGGGGGTCCACTCTCTTTGAGTTGGTTTCCACCAGTTTACATTAAGTGGTTTGAGGCCGTCACCTTTAGCTTTAAACTTAAGCATTACTTACCTCTCGCCGCTTTCTTTTGTGCATCGCTAACATCTTCAGCGTACTGGTTTACTATATCAATCATAAGTAAAATTTTACTTATAGGTTGATTTTCCAACCAGTCCATTGAGTCATCCCAGCGTTGCTTACAAAGGTGAAATCCTGTTTGTAACCATTTTTCAACCGGGAAGATTTTCTCATTGAGCAAGTTCTCATCGCAGAAATCATACAGGTGCGCCGGAAACGTGCCAGTGCTTTGGGGGATGAGCTCCGGTTGGGTATGCTGCTTCTTGCGGGCGGTGCAAGTACTTCGTCGCGCCTTATTCGCGTTCCAAGTACTCAAATCCCAAAAGTAGAGGTCCTTCTGGCCCTTTGTGCCTT